CATAGACTCTAATGCAGTTACAGTATCTATAGTAACATACTTATAAGGTCTACCTGCTTCAATTATAGAGTTACCTGCTTCAATTAATTCTTTAAGACTATTAACTTTAATCTTAAGAGCATCCACATAGTCAGAACCATTCTCCAAATCAATTATCAAATTGTCTTCTAATCCTGCAAATGCAGTTGTTTTACCAGTCTTTGGTTTAGAATAAATAAGCAATCTCTTAGGATTTATTCTGCCTGCTTTAATTTTACTTGTTGGAAGTACTATACTCATATTTCACTTTTTGTTTGTTTAATTAACTCATTTAACCATGGTCTAGCACTAACAGGTTTCATTAACATAATTGCTGCTAAATCTCTGATAGTAATATCTGACAAAGGTGCATCAGCAATTTCTTCATTAGAAATGTCTGTATCTAGTTTACTACCAAACTCTTCTTCAAAATCAGGAAATAAAGTTTGTTGTCTATCAACTGTTATACCTGATTGATAATCTGCATAACTAACTTCTGTACCATTTGTTAAAACAACTCTTAGTTCAGATACTGGAACAATAAATACTGAATACTCTTTACCTTCATCAGTAGTTTTATGTTCAATATCATACTCTTCCTTATAAAAAGGATTATACTGTAGTTTAATCAAAGGTCTATCACTTAAATCAGGTGATAGGTCCTTTTTTACAAACTCCATATAGATATCTTTATCTTTACCGAGTTCACTTTCAAATAATTGAATGTACTTACCTTGTTTACCACTAATAAAATACGCGCTTTTTAATGTAAAGAAGGGGTCATCAACTTTCTTAATTCTGAAAGTAGGACTGTGCTTCTTAAACAATTCTTCTGTTTTTTCTTTTCTAGTCATATTTACTTATTTACTTTTTTGTTGTTGAGGAGGAGTATCAATTTCTACAATTTTCATCTGCTGTCTATCTAACTTGAAAAAACTAATTCTTGTATCACCATTTCTTGACTTAAGAAAATGGAATACAATTGTAGTGTCATCAGGAATGATAAATCTATCAGGTCCATAGAATCTAATCTTCTTAAGTGCAGGTCTATTAATACCAATTAAAGTATCGGCATGTTGTAATAAAGCATCTGCACCAAAGATATCAGAGTCAAGGACATAATTACCATATTTACCATCTTCAGATCTGTCAGGATTTTCTATGTTCCTATTGAGCTGACTAAGAATTATAAATGCCACAGGATAATTCTTTTTCATAAAAGTGATTGCTTCACCAAGATTGTAAAGCATATCAAATTTGTCCTTATCCTTTGCTGACTTTTTAAACAAAGTAGAGTGGTCAACAGTAATTAAAATCTTGGAAGATTTTTTCTTACCGTCAACTACCTTAGTATGTTTTTGTACATAATGATGTATAGTAGACATAAATTCTTCTACTGTACATGGATCATACACTACATCAACTTTGGCATTACTTCTTAGTTTCTCAACATAAGCCACACATCTATCATAGTCTTCATCAGATAACATATCTGCACCAGCACTATTAAGATTTTTGTAGTCTTTCTTAGTTGGTGTTGATAATTCTCTGATGGCACTAGTTCTACCTGGCATCTCTAGTTGAAATTGTAAGACTCTGAAATCCTCATCAGGATTCAAACTTACCACATCAGCACACAATTGGTCAACAAAAAATGTTTTACCTGTTCCCGGTCTAGCTCCTACAACTGTAAGGGTATTCCATTCTATCCCATCTAATAAAGCATCATTGAACTTGGGCCAGCCGGTTTTCAAACTTTTTATTCTACCTTCTTGTCTTGCTTTTATGTGTACTAAAGCTTCATCAAAAGCTTCAATTTTACTTTTAACCTTTATAGGTTGTATATTTAAATAATTATCCATTTGCTTGAGATTGTAATGCTTTTTCTTTGGTATAGTTATAAATAAAATGCATAATTGTTATCATAAACTCAATCATTAAGTATTTCCAAAAAGGAATTTCACCAATAACTATTTGAGTAAAAAAATAACCACATATTGAACCAACTATAGCACACAATCCAAGTAATAACTTAGTTCTCATACCACTTTTTCTTTAAAATAATTGTCTTCAAAATCATCTTCCCCATTTATTATCATATCACAATATGTAGCTAAATCAGAATCCCAAGACTTATCAGTATTTTGCTTTCTTACAAAATATTGAGAAGTTCTCATAAATTCATAATTCTTTAACTCAAAGTCATAAACATACTTTCTTGTGGCCTGTAGAATGATGTCCCAGTCATAACTATAAGTATCAAAAAACCAACGAAAAGAATTCTCTAATGTTTTCACATTTACTCTTGCTGGTTTACCACTTGCTAGTCTTTTGTTTGGAAAGATTTCTACATATTCCTTTATCATTTCAAGAAAAGATTCTCCCATTAAATTAGAAGAAGTTTTCTTTTTACTTTTCTTGAAAAACGCATCAATTTCTTGAATAAAATTAATACTTTTTTCTGTTAATTCCAAGTCATGATTCAACCATTTTTCTACTTGTAACTTTCTAGATTCTAAACCGTGACTCACAAAAGAATTAGGTATTCTTTTATGTTTAGAACAATATAATATGTAAAAAGCATTTGGAGTAAGACCTACTTTAACTAGTTTATCAAATATTTCTTCCATATTACCAAGTTATTTGTTCATTATACATTTTCTTAAGTACGGCATTTATGTCATTAAATACATTCTTAGAATCCCAATTGGTATTGTTATAACCTGCACTGGCTGGATGACTTGTGAAAAACTTATGATTATTATCATTAACACAATCCGCCCATTCTTGAGCTTGTTTACCCATATAGACATATACAAGACCACTGTTATTCCAAGTTAAATGGTCAAAGATGTAAGCCATAAAAGGTTTCCAAATAACATAGTGTTGACCAATCTTACCTACTGTAGTTGTGAGAGCTGTATTCAGTAATAATACACCTTGATTTGACCATCTGGTTAAATCTGTGTCTATACTACCTGGATGTCCTTTATAAACAGTTTTGTTAACTTCATTAAGAATGAAATTTAAACTCGGCTGTAACTCTCCAGTATTACTACAACTAAATGCAATACCATCTGCAACACCTAATTGTGGATAAGGATCTTGACCAACAACTATTACCTTAAGCTTATCATATGGACATTCTTCAAATGCTCTGAATAATTGCTTTAATGTTGGAGTAAATCTTTTACCATCTTTGGTGAGCCTTACAAGTTGTTTAATTATATTATCAAAATCAGAACTTTCAATAAATGATTTTAAAACTGGTTTCCAACCAGAAGGTTCTAATTTTAATAATAATTTTTCCTTTAATTCTTCTAGGTCTATTTTATTATTCATATTTTACTAAATTTGTTAAAAACTAACATTATGGCTATAAATATAAAAGAACTGAAAGATGATGCAATCTTTGACATTAAAGTAAATAAAGGATTTTATTTAATGGCAAAAGAAGTAGCCGCATACTTATTTCTTTCGGAAAAAGATTCTGAAAAACTAGAAGAGTCATTAAAAAATATGACCACTAAAGAATATAAAGAACTTAATCCGTATGAAAGATCCTTTTATACAATCACCTTATTGATTGCTGAGATTGAAAGAGTTGCAAAAGAAAAATCATTGTATACTGAAAAAGAAATTCTTCAACCTGGTGATGAAGGTTATGTAGAACCTACTGAAGGCTAAGATTATAATTATCTCTTCCTAGTTCTATACAAGCTTCAATTGCAAGTACAAGTTCTTCTTTACTACATTCTGCAAATGATTTACACAACATAGCATCTCCTGCATCATAACACAATCCTGATCTTTCTTTAATCAGCACTTTCATTTCCTCAAAAGTATAGCCAGATTCTTTGGCTAATTCTCTAATACATGCATGAACTTTTGCAAGTTGTGCAATACTATGGTCTGCATCAGCTAGACCTATATACATTTCTACTTTTTGTCCTTCTGGAATCTTATCCAAAAAGATTTGATAAGCTAACCTAGATTTTTCATCAGGATATGTCAACTTACCATCTTGCTTTATTAATTTAACTGATAACATATTAGCAAATTATGTTGTTTAATACTTCTAAAAACTCAGAATAGTGTATTTTACTATGTATTTTAATTGCCGGGACATCCCAACATTTTAAATACCAATCATCATTTTTAACATCAAGGCTGTCTACACTATGTAAAACTACATTTTCACAAAGTTCTTTATGATAGTAATAGTAGTCATATCCATTTTGGCTCTCATCATCTGTAACTGATACTTTCTCAAAGCCCAGATCTATTAACTCTTGTTCTGTCATTTGTTTACTAGTTTAAGTAAGAAATCTGCTGGATTTAATACTTCTTGTGAATAATTTTGCCGGGCATGATCATATCCTTTATAGTCCATTAATGCTCCAAACTTAGCATGTCTTTCTTTCATATAGTGTTTAATTATCTGTACCACAATATAAAAGTTATCCTTATCTTCTGATACCATCATATTGAATACATTTTCTACTTCTTCAGCAGTAATTAAACCTAAGATTTTATTAAGCTTTAACTCACCATAGAACATAAACTTTCTATAGTCTCCTTGATAAGGTCCATTGGCATATAAGTTAAAAGTATAACTCATATTAGGATCTACATTCTTTAACAGTTCATAATGATCAGAACAAATAGCTACACAAAGTTTGCTTATCTCTTTATCTTCTCTTTTACCCATTACTCATCCCAGTTATTGTCATCATCATTTCTTAAAGGAAGAACTATAAGAACAAAAGCAACTAGTACTATTCCTATGAATATAAATATTGTATCCATCTTATTCTAAGTTTATATTATAACTACTCAAGATCTCCCGGATCTTATCTCTAACCTCTTCATAAACTTCTGCAGTTTCTGAAGGTAATTTGTCATTATACTTTATCTGTTCTCTAAGACTTTGATCCAGGTCCCACATAGCAAGTTTCCATTTGTAACCATCTAATGCTGTTCTAGCATCTTCTGCCTCTTCTATAGAGTCAAATTTTAAAATAATTTCTCCCATTTTTATCATGTTATTAATTGTTATGTTATAATAAATTCCACAGCTGCAGCCATTTTCTTAACAAAGTCTAACATAGCTTCAGGATCAACACTTTCTACATAAAAAATTTCTCCAAATCTAAGTTCAAAACCAGCAGGAAAGAAAATGTCTACTCTAAAAATATAAATATCCTTACTATTTCTTTGAAAATAACTATACATTATCTCAATGTCATTATAGTAATATAAAAAAGAGTAATCATTACCACGGCATTTTACAAACCCAAACTTTTCTAGTTTTTTTATAGAAGCTTTTTTCTCTTTTAATGTCATGATCTTAAAAATTTAAACATTGCTTGTAACTTCTTATGTTCTTCTACCACCCATTCTGGAGTAAATACAGCTTGATGACCTTCAAATTTAACTTTAGTATGAAAATCTATATCATGAAATATTGAAGCAACCCAAACTTGTCCAAATTTCTTAAAGTATATATTTATAGCACCCTCAACATTAGGAAGTCTATAATCTTGATGATCTGTATTAGATCTGTAGAATCCATACTTTACAAGCTTCTTACCTATTAGTTCTGTATCTCTGAGTGTCATTATTTCTCATTTACCCACTCTTTCCAAGTGTCAAAGTCTTTTAACTTTTCCATCTGTTCTTGTTGCCATTTAACACCATCTTGTACACCTTTAGCATAAGCGTCTAAATCAATAGTATTATTTTGTTCTGCTTTTGCATCAACTAAATCCCAATAAGGTTTTCTTTCTTCAAGTGTTTCTTCTTTCATATTATTCTGATTTAAAGGTTAATAATTCTACCTCCATATTGTATATTCTTATATTGATAAGTTCTACCATATAGTTATCATTTATAAATTGCAATGCTTCTTTCCAACAAATTATTTTTGTTTTTAATTCATGCTCCTTCTCCATTTCTTTGGCTTGGTTGAAATACTTACTAATATTATCCATAAACTCATTAAAAGTTAATTCACCATCTAATAATGCTATTGCCTCCGCTTCTACTTTATTTTCTAAAATCTCTACTGCTGTCTGTTTCATCTTATTTATTTTTTCTTTGTTCAAAGTAATCAATAAAAAATCCTGCGGCAACTATTAAGTTCATACCGCAGGAAGCTATAATCTCAATAGCATCTTCATAAACTGTAGTCATCAAATGTATGTGACCTACAGTCCAAAAAGGCATGGCTAAGTTTTGACTTATCCAAACTATGAGATATTTAATAAAATGTTTCAATTACTGCAATGCTTCAAGTATATTAGTTAGATTCTTTTCAGTAAGATAAAAACTAGTACCTGAGCTAGACATGATAGCCATTTTAGATCCAGTCTTTAAGAACCATGTC